GAAGAAGTTAGAGAGGTTTTACAGTATCAAGAATCTTCTCAATACAGCTCCAACACTGGAAAGGTTGCTTATAACGATTTGTCTTAAAGAAGACTAAGTAAACCATTGACGCTTTTCTTAGCGTTAATGGTAGAGTATGGAACTGCGGGATTATCAAGAAGTTCTGGAGTCTGCCCTCTCATATTGGCGACTCTCGTGATCTCCTCGTTCTGTTTCTCCGTTGCCAGATAACGATCCTCCAGAAGTTTGGTCGTTATTTCTTTGGCACTTGCAAGATCCACATCCACAGTCGAACTTGAGTGGTTGTATTTCCATGCGTTTCTAAATGTCTTGGTGGGCAATTCAGTATGATCGATCACTGCATACTCAGCAACGGGGACATCCTTTGCGATGATATCCTCGTCAGAGAGAACGCATTGTGTCGATGGAATGACTACATTACAGTAGCCATCATCTCCATTATAAACAATGACTTGATTGCGAGACATTTATCAGGCAGCAGCGACTACAATGTTTTGAGCGGAGGGGAAAAGATGTCTTACTCTTTGCTCTGCAAGAGCAGCAGATTCTGCAACAACCTCAATTTGTTGAGTGTTGGTGTTGTCACCGTCGTCATAAGTGACAATAAATGGTGTACCTTGAAATGCCATTTCTGTAATTAATGAGACTACAAAAGAAAAAAGGGAGGGAATTCCCTCCCTCTATTTATACTCACTCTTCAGCAAGACGCTGGAAGTAACTCAGAGCATCATCTTCGTCTTCAGATGCCGAAGAAGTTGCCTTAGGAACGGAAGCGAAATCATAATCATCTTCTTCGTTCACAACCTCAGGATCGGGTGCCTTAGGAGCAGCAGAGGTCCCGAGAACATAATCGAGACGCTTCTTCAGTTCTTCATAGGACTTAAACTGGGAAGGATCTACGATCTCAGCGAGAGAATATTGCTTCTTCCAGATTGCCTCCATGGCATCGTCGTCATCCAGGAGAGCACCAGGACGAGCAAACTCAGAGGAATCATAGTTCCAGTATCCAGCAACCTTCTTGATCTTGATCTTGAAGTCTGCACCTGCCCAAAAATCGAACGGGTTGATAGGATCTTCGTCTTCAAACTCAGGTTGCATGGCAGACATGATCTTATCAAAGATCTTCTTACCAAACTTGTAGAGGAAAACTTTGCCTTCGTTGTCAGGATTTGCGGGATCCTTCACAACATAGATGTTGGCATAGTAGGACAGTTTACGCTTTTGCTTACGAGCGGTTTCTTTGTCGTAGTCAGTGCCACTGTTCCAGAGACTCGTGTTGAGTTCAGAGACAGGATCTTTTTGACCGATAGTAGTCAAAGAGTTCTCGATGTACCAACCACCAGTGCCTTGGAAGGCATGGGAGTACATTTTTGCCCACGGAAGGTCTTCACCTTCAGGAGCAGGAAGGAAACGGATCACTGCGTAACCGTTACCTGCTTTATCGACTTCGGGTTTCCAAAGACGATCGTCAGACGCGCCACCTCCCTTATTGGTTTTTTCTACTTCCTTGACCAGTTTGGCAGTCAGGGAACCGAGGGAGGATTGTTTCTTAAGGGATGCAAAAGACATTGGATTTGGCTTGTGAAATGGATTTGGTTTGTACGGGTCTATTATAGGGCGGACCCATCGCCCATGTCAAGAAATCTGTTTCCTGACATTTTCGAGGGTTTTCTGCATGTTGGCAAAAAGAACCCCACAGTCCACATCAGATGGGAACCCCATCATTATAGCAGACTTACGGACATTATCGCGCATTTCTTTTGCGCGAGGATCATCGGAGAGAGTCATCCGTGTGTACAGATTCCTCTGCTTCTCCAGCAGAGTGTCGAGTTTGTCAAGATGCTTGACCTTATCTTCACGATCCAACTTGTCGAACGCAAACACTTCAGTATAGATTTCTTCCTGAAGTTCGTTAATATCTTGGATTGCCTCTTGGACAAATTCCGATTCAAAGAAGTCAGACATTTTTCTCCTCTGCCTGGTATATTTAGAGCGGCAACCGTGCTCTCGTGGTCTTTTTCATGAAGTTGAGATCGATAGCATCACGCTTCAACTTCTCTTTGAGAGGTTTTGAAATTAGTTTGGTGATGGAGTCCACTTCAATACTATTTTCTTCGCAGAAGAGAACGATTGCTTCAATATAATTAATCTTTTCACGCAAGACTAGATTCTCAATTTCCAAAGAGAACTTTGAGGCATTCATGAATTTTTTGCCCAAAGCTTTGGTTAGTTCATTTTCCATTTAGTTTAAATTCTACAAAATTTCTGATGTACTTCGTGAGTAACTTCATATACTTAAGTTTATCATATTCCTGATAAACTTTGCAACTACCATCCTCACATGACATGATGATCACAAACTTCTTTACAGGAACTCCTGTCAGTTCATAATACATACAAGCATAAGCAGCACATTGAACGAAATAACCATCAATCCAATCTCTTGGTTTTGGTTTCTTACTGGTTTTAAAGTCGATGTTCGCCAA